ATGAAAGGTGCTATTGACCTTGTAGATTTAACCCCATTTGCAAGCGCATTGATGTCTTGCTATCAAGCAATGGACCAGGTTAAAGGTCAAATCTATGAATTAATGGGTATTGCTGATATTCAGCGTGGTCAAACTGACCCCAATGAAACCCTTGGCGCACAGATTATTAAATCAAACAACGCAGCAGGTAGACTCAAAACGCAACAACACGCAGTCGTTGATTTCGCTACCTCGCTGCTTTGTATTAAAGCCCAAATCATTTGCAATCACTTTACCGATGACACCATTATTAAGATTAGTGGTGCAATGCAACTTAGCCCACAAGACCAACAGTTAATACCACAGGCTTTAGAATTATTGCGTAATGAGTCTGCTAAGAACTTCCGTATTGAAGTAACTAGCGATTCAATGATTTACCAAGACGAACAGCAAGAAAAGCAAGATAGAGTCGCTTTCTTAGCTGCCGTAGGTCAATATATGCAAATGGCTTTGCCTGCCGCGCAAGCAGAACCACAATTAACCCCTATGCTAGTAGAAATGCTTAAATTCGGTGTTACAGCGTTTAAAGCCGGTAAGCAATTAGAAGGCATTATTGATGAAACTGCTGACAAGTTAAGAGAAACTGCTAAAGCCCAAGAAGGGCAGCCTAAACCTCCTAGCCCAGAAGTACAGAAAATGCAGATGCAAATGCAGATGGAACAAGCTAAGATGCAAGCCCGCCAAGGTGAATTGCAAGCCCAAGGACAACTTGAACAGCAAAAAATGCAGATGCAGATTGAACTTGAGAAGGCTAAACAAGAGTACCAGGCGCAAGAGAACCAACTTAAATTCCAACTTGAAGAACAACGCAATCAGATGGATAGAGAGATGGAACTCAAGGTTGCCCAGATGAAGATGATGACCGAGAGAAACACTCAAGTATTATTAGCCCATATAAACAATGGCGCTAAGATTGAAGTGGCTAGAATTGGCGCAGATGAATCAGGTGGCGAAGCAGCTTATATGCACGAAGAAGATATGGCACAAGCGATGCAAAACCCAATGGAAACAGTAGCTTCTGCAATTAATAACAATAGCAACCAAATGGCTATGATGCTTAGTGAACTAATGAATAAGCTAAACCAACCTAAACAAGTGGTGCGTGGACAAGACGGTAAAATTGTAGGGGTTCAATAATGGCCTTAGTCCTAAAAGACAGAGTATTAGAAACTAGCCAAACTAGCGGAACAGGAACTATAGCACTTAGTGGTACAGTTAATGGTTTCCAAACCTTTTCTAGCGCCATAGGAAACACCAATACAACCTACTACGCTATTATTGACGATGCTGATAACCAATGGGAAGTAGGCCTTGGAACAGTAGGCGCTGGCACTTTAACTAGAGATACTGTGTATTCATCTAGTAATGGCGGGTCATTAGTAAACTTTGGCACAAGCATTAAAAATGTATTCTGCGATTACCCTGCAAGCAAATCGGTCTATGAGGATGAGAGTGGTAATGTTACTGGATACCCTATTTCAGGCGGCACAATCAATGGCACTACTATCGGTGCTACTACCCCATCTACAGGTGCATTTACAACGGCAACAGCTTCTACTAGCGTTACAACCCCTATAGTAAAAGCTACAAACTCTGCTGGTTTAGCACTTAAAAACTCAGGTGGAACTACCCAAATTAGCATGGGTGCTGGCGGTGGCGATAATGTTACTGTTGCCGTATCTACCAATTTAAATGGCACAAACGCACAAATAGACATTAGCCCTACTGGTACAGGTCATGTCCACATAAAGCCTACAGGTGTTAATTCTGTTGAAATTGCTCCTACTTATGTTGGAGAAATGGATAACATAACTATAGGTTCTACTACCCCAGCCGCAGGTACATTTACTACTATTACAGGACAGACAGAAGTATTAAAAGGTACTGGGCAAAATCTATTTACACAAAGTCAAAACTTTACTACTGGTGGGTGGATTGTTGGAACTCCTGCGGCAACAATAACAGCAAATGTTACAACCGCACCTGACAGTACATCAACTGGAAATAGTATTCTTTCTACTTCCACATCAACCAATAACTTTGTTTATAAATCTGTAACAAGCATTACTACAACAGCTTATACGGCAAGCGTGTATGCCAAAAAAGTAGATTCAGATTATTTAAATATAACATTTTATGATGGAGCAAATGGGTCAAGATATTGGTTTAATATATCAAGTGGCACATTAGGCTCAACAGCCGTAGTTGGTAGTGGATTTACTAATCTTTCAGGAACAATCACTTCTGCTGGCAATGGTTGGTATCGTTGCACAGTTACTGCAACAACATTATCTTTAACATCATTACAGACATATTTTACTTTTACCAATGCAGATGCTTCACTTACTCAAACCACAGCCAAAACAAACTATATTTGGGGCGGTCAGTTAGAAATAGGCTCAACAGCTAACACCTACATCCCCACAACCACTACAGCAGTCTACGGAACTCCTACCCTATCCTTTAGTGGAGTAGCAGGACTAGGACTAGAATCTAATGGTTCTCTTTATGTTTCTCCAGCGGGAACAGGCGCATTACAAGCACAAGCTACTACATCTTCTACAGTAGGTGGTAATGCTAGGGGTGCTAATGCTGTTGATTGGCAGACTGCTAGAAGTGCGGCTACTCATGTTGCAAGCGGAGCACAATCTGTAGTAAGCGGTGGTGCAGGTAATGTTTCTAGTAGTGGATATGCTATTGTTGCTGGCGGATTAAATAATAATTCATCAGGCTTTGGTGCTATTATTTCAGGTGGTTCTGCTAATATTGCAAGTGCCGCTTGGACATTTGTTGGTGCTAGTACATCAAATACTGCTTCAGGACAATATGGTTCTGTAGTTTGTGGAAATGCAAACATAGCATCAGGTTTTTATGGTTTTGTTGGCAATGGTTTTACAAATAGTACAACAGCCAATGCCGCAGTAACCACTCAAAGCGGCACAATGAACGCTACTACTGCTGTTACATTGTCAGGCTCAAACGCTAATATTAAAGTTGGTCAATACATATCAGGCACTTCTATTGCTGCAGATACATATGTAGCCGCCATTAGCGGAACAGCATTAACTCTAAGCAAAGTAGCATCAGGTTCATCTACAAGCACTCTATCTTTCTTTACTCCTCATGGCGTAGTAGTAGGTGGTGGTAATAACCAAGCTACAGGGGCATATAGTGCAATTTTAGGGGGCGGGGACGCTGGTACTGCGGCTAATAGGAATGTGGCAAGTGGGGATTGGTCTTTTGTTGGTGGTGGTTGGGCTAACAAAGCTACTGCGGCTGGTGCTGTTGTAGTTGGTGGTGGTAACTATAATGGAACATCCGCAGAAGGCAATACTGCATCAGGTAATGGTTCTTTTGTTGGCGGTGGTGCATCTAATCAAGCTACTAATAATTTTTCTGTTGCTGTTGGTGGCAGGGGAAATGTAGTAAACAGCCAAGTGGCTTGTATTGTTGGAGGTACTTATGGTTCAACAAGAGGAATAACAGGAAACACAGTATTTCCAGCAAATTATGCGGCTTTAGGAAATTATGGTTCTCCTGCGCCTTGTCAAGCGGCAATGCTTGTATTAGCAATACAAACTACAAATGCTACTCCTGCCGCTTTATGTTCTGATGCAAATGCCGCAGGTTCAACAAACCAAGTAATACTACCTAACAACTCTGCTTACTTCTTTAGAGGTGAAGTGGTATCAGGAGTAACTGGCGGTGGGGATACTAAAGGCTGGACTATCGAGGGTGTAATTAAACGGGGTGCTAATGCGGCATCTACGGCTTTAGTCGGTACTCCTACAGTTACTTCCATGTACGCTGATTTAGGTGCGGCAACATGGACTATTGCAGTAACAGCAGATACAACCAATGGTGGTTTAAGAGTTACCTTTACAGGGCAAGCAAGCACGACTATTCGTACAGTTTGCCAAATCCGTACAACAGAAATGACTTACTAAGGAGCAATCATGGCACTACAACTTAACCTAGAATCAACTCAATTTGGTGTACCAGCACCACAGGCATACGCACGAATTACTAACTTTTTTGGCACAAAAGACCAAATCCAAGTGCAAGTAGCTATTTACTATAACGAAGAAGCAAGACATGGCAACATGGCTACAGTTAAAGAAAACGCACACTACATTGCTATTGAGGACTTAGAAGGTGATTTAATCCCTGCAATTTATGGAGTATTAAAGACCTTTACTGATTACGAAGGCGCAGTAGACGCATAATGTTTGGCTTTTCTAGTTTCTCTAGGTTTCCGTTTTCAACAATAACGATAACGGTAAGCCCAAGCCCACGCACACCAGGTCTTTCAGGTGGTGATGATGCTTGGACTAGAAAAGAATTAAAGCGTTACAGAGAATTACAACAAAAACGCCAAGAAGCAGAGTTAGCCAGAATTGAGGCCATTAGGCAGCAAGCCGAAAGCCGTAAGCAAAACATTGCTGATTTAGTTTCGCCCAAAAAGGTCAGCAAACGCAAACAAAAAGAATTACAATCCAATCAACAGGTTAGCGAAGATATACCGTCAGAAGTAACCGATTTTGATGCAATCATCGCTAGTCTTGCCAATAAAGAACAAGACCTGCTAAAAGCAATAGCTTTAAGACAAGCCAAAGTGGTACTCGAAGCTGAGATGGCAATATTAGAAGCCAAGCGTTTAGCCGAACAAGACGATGAGGAAGCCCTATTAGCACTACTACTGTAAACCCCCACGCAAAATACAAAGAAGCCTACGAACACCTCCATGCCGGTCGCTATAACGCTGGCTTTAGGTTACTTGAATACCGTTGGCATCCTGAAGTTCTTGCAAACCAAGTAGCACCTTATATACAAAAGCCTAAAAACCCTGCTGTTTGGCGCGGTGAATCACTTTTAAACAAGTCTATAGTTATTCAAATGGAACAAGGCTATGGCGACATCTTTATGTTTGCTAGATTCTTGCCATTTTTAAAGATTATAGGTGCTAAAAAGGTTACTTTGCTATCTCATGGTTCATTACTTGGCATTTTAGGGCAATTTGAGTGCGTTGATGTGCTGACAAACCAGCCTGAATGCCCTGATGTAGTGGAATGTGACTACTGGCTTGGCAATATGAGTCTGCCATACTACATTTCATGTGCTACGCCCTACGCAAAGTCATTATTTCCCGTTACAAACCGCAAAATAGTGGGTTCTGAGGGGTATATGTATGCAAAACCATCCAATATTGAACCCAAAATAGGGGTAAATTGGGGTGCAAGTCGCAACATTTTGTTCCATATTAAGTCTATTCCTGACCACCAAATGTATAGCTTGGTAGGTGATGACTGCTACAGCCTTTCACCTGAACATGACGGCTTTTTTCAGCCTTTGCCTAATGATGGGTGGAAAACTGATTGGAATGTCACAGCAAGCCACATGAAAGCTATGAAGGGCATTGTGACGGTAGATACAGGCACAGCCCACCTAGCAGGTGCATTGGGCGTAAAAACCATTGTATTGCTACCCAAAGAAGAATATATCTGTTGGCGTTGGAAAAACGGCAGTTGGTATGACTCTGTTGTTGCATTGCGTCAAGAAGAATATGACCAAGTACCTGACTTAATAAGGAGAATGTAATGTTATGCCCTAAATGTGGTTGGACTGAAGGCAACCATTTGGAAGCCCAAAAGACTGACGAGGAGTTCTTTTTAGAGTGGTGGACACCGACTATTGGTGAGGAAGCCGCCAAAGCCTCATGGTTAGATAAAGTGGCTATGAAAACTAGGGTAGCCCCTACAGTTATTTCTGACATACCAGGTCATATATCAATGGCTGATGGCACATGGGTAGACAGTCGGTCTAAGCATCGAGAAAACCTAAAGCGTAACGGATGTGTTGAATTAGGCAACGATGTGCCAATGAAAAGACAAGAAGCAACAATTAGTCAAAAGTCACAAGAAGCAAGAAAACGCCAGATTGCAGAATTGGCCTACGCAAAACTTAACTACCGATAACTTGGAGAAATCATGTCAGAATTAGACCGCAGGGCTTTATTAGAACAAGCAATGGAAGCCGCAGAAGAAGGCACTTTAGAAGCCCCAGAGGAGAAAGAAATTGAAGAACCCTTGGAAGCAGAAGCGCCTTTGGAACAGGATAATGCCGAGGAGTCCATTGAAACGCAAATTGGCGCTGAGAACAACGAAACACCTGCCGAAGATATTCAAGCTGCTAAATCTGAGGAGTCGGATGAAAAACCGCAGGAAAAACCTGTAAATCGCCCTTCTACATGGAAAAAAGAATATGTCCAAATATGGGACAAGATGGAAAAAGGCGAACAGATTAGCAAAGAGGACTTCACTAAATTTGCTGAATATGCCAACCAAAGAGAGTCTGAATACAAGAAAGGCGTAAGCACTTATAAGGATGAGGCTGACAATGCCAAGCAATTAACCGAGGCTATCGCGCCCTTCGTGCCGGAACTGCAACAACAAAACATTAGCCCTGCCGCATGGATTAATAACCTTGGTCGGGCGCACATGGTTTTGACAAAAGCACCGTATGAACAGAAAGTGCAAATGTTTCAAAGACTTGCACAAGATTATGGTATACAATTTAACCAAGAGAGTGTGGTTCAACCTCAACAGCTAGACCCATACACTCAACAACTGATGAACCAGTTAAATATGGTCAATCAGGAAGTATCAAATATTAAAGGTCGGTTTGCCCAAGAGGAAAACCAACGCTTAATGAGTGAGATTCAGAAGTACCAAAGTGATACGGCTAATTACCCTCACTTTGATGTGGTAAGGGAAGAAATGGCTCAACTACTTGAGTTAGGTAAAGCCCAAAACCTCGAAACAGCCTACAAGAAAGCTGTGCGACTAAACGATGATGTTTGGGCGTTGGAACAAGACAGACTCTTGAACCACGCTAAACAACAAGCGTCTAAAGCACAACAAGTACAGAAGGCGAAGGCGGCAGCAGTCAGTCCTAAGTCCGTTACACCTAGCGGAAAAGTGTCAGACCCTGGCGATAAAAAGGATAGACGTTCATTGATAGCCGAACAATTAGGCGAAGCAATGAGTAGTCGGGTTTAACTTAATTTAAAGGATAATAATCATGGCATTTGCTAATTCAAGCATTACCGATATTATCGCCACAACCATTCAAAGTCGTAGTGGCGAACTAGCGGATAACTTAACACAAAACAACGCAATTCTTCAGCGTCTGAACCAAAAGGGCAATGTACGCCCATTCTCAGGCGGTAATGTGATACTTGAAGAAATTTTTTATGACGATAGCGCAACTAATAATGCTAATTCATATAGCGGTTACGAAGTATTAAACATTGCACCAGATAGTCCTATTTCTGCTGCACAGTTTAAGATTTCACAGTATGCAGACTCAGTAACAATGTCTGGCTTAGAAATGTTGCAAAACTCAAGCAAAGAAGCAATCATTGACTTGTTAGATGGTCGTATGCAAGTTTCTGAAGCCCGTTTGCTAAACCGCATTTCTGGTGACTTGTATGGTGATGGTACTGGTAACGGTGGTAAGAACTTAGATGGTTTGGGCGCTGCTGTTGCAGTTTCTCCTACTTCTGGTACTTACGGTGGTATTAACCGTGCTACTTGGACTTTCTGGCAGAACCAAATCACTACTGGTGCTACTTCTGCAAACATTTTGTCTAAGATGACTGACGCTGCTATCAAACAGATTCGCGGCACAGACAAGGCTGACTTAATCGTTGCTGGTAACACAATGTATTCCTACTATGTAGGCGCATTGCAAGCTATTCAGCGTATTGCAGCTGAAGAGTCTGGCGCGGCTGGTTTTGCTTCCCTTAAGTTCTACGGTGGCGGTACATCTGCTGATGTGGTACTTGGTGGTGGTTATGGCGCACAAGAAACAGCTACATATATGTATATGTTGAACACCAATTACATTTTCTTACGCCCACATAAGGAACGTAACTTTGTACCTATTGGTGGCGAACGTCAATCCATAAATCAGGACGCGATTGTAAAATTGTATGGCTGGGCCGGCAATCTTACTGCTTCCAACAGCTTCCTACAAGGCTTGTTGACAACTTAATAGATGGGGGGAAACCCCTGTTTATTTATTGTCTAATTAATTAATTTAAAGGAAATTATCATGGCATATACCGTACTCCCCATTGCAGGGGTTGACCTAGTAGATACACAAACCGTTACTGAATTAGCGGCTAGTGGCACAACAGTACCAACATTTGGCCCTTTGGGTGCTGAAACTTTTGCTAACGATGGTCGTAGATATGTTTTTGCAAAAGCTGGTGAGGCTATTACAGCTTCCACAGCTACTTGCTCAATCAACACTACTACTTTTGTAGCAACTGCTTCTGCTGGTACTTACTTAGCACCAACAACCACAATGGCTTCTGGCGATTATGGTTGGTTTAGCAAAGCATCTGTTTAATCAACAGATAATGTAGTAAAACTAGGACTCTCTCACAAGGGGAGTCCTTTTCTTTTTTTAAATAACCCTAACCACTTAGGAGCATTAAAAATGGCTATAGATAGCGATATGCAGGGCGCAGATTCTCGTTTAGCAGTTCAGTTTTATAAAAAAGCTATTAAACAAGAAGATGAATCAAACGAAGCAGGCAGACCAATCTACAAGGAATTTGACTTTGTAAAAATCATGATTCCTGGTGATAATCTGACCGAAATTGACACCTATGCTAGAGAATCACATAAATCACGATTTCCTAGGCAATGGGCGCATTATCAAAACCAAGTAGCAAACCATGAAGATATTGTAGGCACACCGATTGAACAATGGCCTCAAGTTACTCGTAGCCAAGCCGAAGAATTGCGTGGCTTAAAATTTCCAACCGTAGAATCAGTTGCTTTCTGTTCTGACCAACAAATGCAACGCATTGGCATGGCAGCTGGCATGTCACCCCATAATTTTAGGGAAAAAGCCAAAGCATTTCTAAATTTAGCTAGTAATTCTGCCGATGTAGCACAAAGAGAAGCAGAACTGCAAGCATTAAAGGCAGAAAATGATAAAATTAAGGCTGAAACAGATGCGAAGCTGACTGCTATGCAAGACCAAATGTCAGCGCTACTTGCGGCTGTTGCGGAAAAAACACCCAAAAAACGCAAACCCAAAGTAGAAGCAGAGGTCTAATATGTCCCAAACGATGTTGCAACTGGTTCAACAAACCACAGCAGAATTAAACTTAGCCGTACCAACCTATGTGGCTGGAAACACCTCACAGGATGTACAGCAAATTCTTGCTTTGATGAACGGTGCTGGCTATGACTTACTCAAAGAGTACGATTGGCAAGCGTTACAGGTGCAATATCGTTTCTACACTCAGTCTATAACCGCCAATGCTACAACTGTTAATGGGTCTTATACATTAACTTTTGCGCCTGGCACAGATTTAAGCGCTGTAGATAGCCAATGGCAATTAACCGGCTATAACATCCCTCAAGATACCAATGTAGTAACTGCTAATAACACTACAAAAGAAGTGGTAATGAGTCAAATGGCTAGTGGTAGTGGCGTACAGTCAGTTGTATGCGCCCAAACTGCCTATGACCTTCCTGATGACTTTGAAACCATTACAAATCGCACGATGTGGGATAAATCTAAGCATTGGGAAATGTTGGGAGGTGAAGATGCACAACAATGGCAATGGCTAAAGTCTGGTTATATCTCTACAGGCCCTCGTATCCGTTGGAGAATATTTGATAACCAATTTCAAATATGGCCTGTAATGAATACCAATGAGTATTTAGGTTGGGAATATAGAAGCAAAGGTTGGGCAAGAAGTGTGGCTGGCGTTGTAAAGAATAGCTTTACAGCCGATACCGATACTACGGTTTTAGATGACCGTATTATGGTTTTGGCTACTAAACTTAAATACTTCCAAATTAAGTCTTTTGACACTACTGCTTTAATGCAAGATTACCAACGCTATTTGTCAGTTGCTAAAGCTAACGACAAAGGTGCGCCAAATCTATCATTTGCACCTTATCCATCTAAAGTGCTTATTGGCTACGCTAACATCCCAGACACAGGGTACGGTTCATGATTTTAGGGCAATCTAAACAACGGACTGCATTAACGGCTTCTTTGCCATCTCCTATTGGCGGTTGGAACGCTAGGGATTCGCTTGCTAGTATGTCGCCAACAGATGCAGTAGTCCTTAATAACTTCTTTCCTACGCCTACGGATGTAACCCTTAGAAAAGGGTATACCAAGATTTCTACAGGTATTACAGGGCAAGTTTATAGCCTAATGAATTATGCTGGCACAACTAGCCAAAAGCTATTTGCTGCCGCTTCTACCAAGATATATGACACTTCTACAAGCACCGCTACAGAAGTCTATACAGGGCTTTCTAATGTCAAATTTCAGCATGTTAATGTAACTACTGATGGTGGGCATTTTTTAGTAGCTTGTAATGGTGCAGATGCCGTAATGATATATGACGGTTCTGCATGGTTTTCAGTAGCTACCACTACAACTGCACAAACAATTAGTAGTATTACTAGAGGTGGCGCAGGTAATTTAACCGCTACTTTGACTACCGCTGCACCGCATGGTTTAGTTACCGGCAACAGAATAACGGTTTCAGGTGCTACACCTACACAATTTAATGGCACTTATGTTGTTACAGTAACAGGTGCAAGTACCCTTACCTACACAATGGCAAGCGCCCCAAGTGGTAACGCTACCGTTGTAGGGGTTTACACTACTATCGGTATTACAGGCATAAACAGCAATACATTTATTAATGTCAATTTGTTTAAAAACCGTTTGTTTTTTACCGAAAAAGACTCAATGAATGTATGGTATTTAGATGTCAATGCCATTGGTGGATTAGCTGAAGTATTACCTTATGGTTCTATTGCTAGAAACGGTGGCTATGTACAAGCAGTAGGTACATGGACTCTTGACGCTGGACAAGGCGCAGATGACTACTTTGTTGTAGTTACCAATATGGGTGAAGTCATCGTTATTAATGGTACTGACCCTACCGCGGCAGAAACATGGGTGCTTAAAGGCGTATGGCAATTAGGTCAAACCTTTAGCCGTAGGTGCTTTTTTAAATGGTCTGGTGACTTATTATTGCTAACTCAAGACGGTTTAGTGCCATTGGCTTCTGCCCTACAATCATCACGCCTAGACCCTAGAATTAACATTACAGACAAGATTTACTATGCTGTAAGCCAAGCAGCTACTACTTATTATGCTAATTTTGGCTGGCAAGTAAACTACTTTGCTTCTGAAAATATGCTTATTTTAAATATTCCGATTGACGGTGGTACACAGCAGTTTGTAATGCACACTATTACTAAGTCATGGGGTCAATTTACCGGCATAGAAGCTAATTGTTGGGAAACTAGCGGTAATAATGGTATGTATTTTGGTGGTGATGGCTATGTAGCCCAGTTTTACACTACTAACTCTGACGCAGGTTCTAACATTGTTGCAACTGCACAACAAGCCTATAGCTATTTTGACAATCCAGGGCAATTAAAACGCTTTACCTTAGTGCGCCCTATTCTACAGACAGATAACGGCTTACCGACTGTTTTATGCGGTATTAGCACCGATTTTGAAACAATACCTTTGACTAACCAAATAGCATTTAATCCCACTACATTAGATATTGGTGTTTGGGATTCAGGGCTATGGGATGACAATAACTGGGGTGGAAACCTTGTAGTTACTAAATATTGGCAAGGTGTAACAGGGTTAGGATTTTCAGGGTCAGTTAATATAAATGTGGCATCACAAGGTATTGATTTTCATTGGGCATCAACCGACTATGTAATGGAAAAAGGGGGAGTTCTTTAAGTAATCAGTTATGAGAAAAGTAACTACAGAAAACCAACAATACATGGGGGATTGGTTAGTCAGAATGATGAACTACCCTTTGCCAACAGAAACAGTATGTATAGGACAAGAATTAGACGGTAATTTAGTAGCAGTAGTAGGGTTTTGTAGTTTTATGCCAAAAGCGTGCCAAATGCACATTGCGGCAGTAGATGAAGTAAATTGGATGAGTCGAGATTTGTTGTGGGCGGCTTTCGATTATCCCTTTAATAAACTTGGAGTTAGCGTTATAATTGGGCAAGTTTGTGGCGATAATGAAAGCGCCCTAAAATTGAACCGACACCTTGGTTTTAAAGTGATAGCCGAAATCCCTGATGCTCACATGGATGGAGATTTAGTGATTATGGCTATGAGGCGTGAAGATTGTCGTTGGTTAGACATCAAATGCCCTTTAAGGACAGCAAGAGGAGAATGACATGGGTGGTGGTGGATTTTTAGGATTAGGGCCTGCGCCTAGTGCGCCTGCCGCACCAGATTACACGGCAGCAGCACAACAGACAGCAGCGGGCAATTTAGACGCTGCAAGACAAGCTACGGCTGCAAATCGTGTAAACCAAGTAACTCCTTATGGAAACCTTAACTACAGCGTTAGTGGTCAAGACCCATACGGCAATCCTACATGGACTGCTACACAATCTTTAAGCCCTGACCAGCAACAGTTGTATCAACAACAGATGCAGACTAGCCTAGGTTTAGGAAACTTGCAAAACCAAGGTCTTGGCTATGTGCAAAATATGTTGTCAAAGCCTTTTGACACAAGCACATTACCGCAATCTGGCATAAATCCTGGCGAAACAATGCAAGACTCTGTATTACGCAGACTTCAACCACAAATTGCCCAACAGCGCGAAATGACTACTGCACAGTTGGCAAACCAAGGTATTGTGCCAGGTACTACTGCATATGAAAACGCTATGCGTATGCAAAACCAAAAAGAAAACGACTTGCTTACAAGCGCTGTTATTCAAGGTACAAATACAGGTTTGGCAGCAAATCAACAAGCATTTGGACAAGCTGGTTATATCCGTAACGAACCTATTAATACCCTTAATGCTATTCGTAGTGGTTCACAAGTAACCAACCCTAGTTATGTTTCTAATATTCCACAACAAGCTACTACTCAAGGCGCTGACATATTAGGTGCATCACAAATGGGCTACAACGCACAAATGGGTAACTTTAATGCACAGCAAGCTGCACAAGCTAATTTTAACCAAGGCTTAATGGGTCTTGGTGGCGCTGGTTTAATGGGGTATATGTCAAAATGAATCCATACATTCAGTTTCAAAATCCACAAGATATGCAAGGTTTAAACCCTGTATTTCAAAATATTGCACAGCAACAAGCAATGCAAAATGCTGCCCTTGCACAACAAGGTCAACTTGTAAATGATGCTGGTATGACAACAGAAGGTAAACAAGCTGGCGTTGGTATGAACCCTATGGCTATGGCTATGGCATTGCGCGGGCAAGGACAACCAGGTTTAGGTGAAACTACTAATTCATTTGGCAAGGTTATTAAAGACCCTACATATGGTACTGGTAATGCTTATAGCAATATAACACCTGGTGAATTAGCCAATATGCAACAGTACGGAGTCTAATATGGCAGACGCATTTAACCTATCGCAAATGGGTAATTTACCCCCTGAGTTGTATGAACAACAACAGGCTTTAAATCGCCAACAACAAATGGCGCAGTTGTTAATGCAACAAGGCCAACAATCCCCACAAGGTCGAATGGTTGGTAATCGTTATGTAGCCCCTAGCTTTACACAGAATTTAGCAAGCCTAGCCCAAACAGGCGTAGGCGCTTATTTGCAAAACAAAGGTGATACACAAGCATTAAAGTTAGCTGAAGAATTGCGTGCAGGAAAATTAGGCACACAAAAAGCTATTACTGAAGCTGTAAATGAAGGCGACATGAAAAAAGCACTAGCCCTTGCTACCGCTGACCAATACGGTGCTGGTAAAGAGTTTATTCCACAATTAATTAAATCATCTATTCCAGAAACACCAGCTTCTGTGCGTGAATTTGAATATGCACAAAAAAATCCACAATATGCTGAATACCAAGTTGGATTAAAGCGTGCTGGTGGAACTAACTTAAACGTTAATACTGGGCAACATGGATTTGATAATGCACTTAAATTGCGTAGTGATTTTAGGGCTGAACCTATTTACAAAGGATTTGAAGAAACTAAAGCTGCAAAACTTCAAATTGACCAAGCAGCAAAAATGGCAACACCTGCTGGTGACTTAGCTGCTGCAACAAAAATAATGAAAATTTTAGACCCAGGTTCAGTAGTAAGAGAGTCTGAATTGGGTATGGCTATGGCTGCTACTGGCGTAGAAGATAGAGTTAGAAACTATGCACAAATGGTTATTGATGGAACAAAATTAACTCCAAACCAACGCAAAGATTTTACTGAATTAAGTAGTAAACTTTACAACGCTTCTGCTGAACAATTTAATCAAAAGCGTGGTGAATATGCTGGTATTGCAGAACGCAATAAATTAGATGTAAATGCTGCGGTTGGTTCACCTGCTGAAATTAAAGCCCAACAATTAACTTCTCAAGACCAACAAGCGTTGCAATGGGCAAACTCAAACCCTAATGACCCTAGAGCAGCGCAAATTAAGCAAAAATTAGGACAAAGATAATGGCATTTGACCCAGATAAATATTTGGCAAAATCTGCACCATTTGACCCTAATGCTTATTTAGGGGCTGAAGGTCGTGGCAACATTATTAATGCTGATGTGCCTACAGTTGTTGGCGAAAGACCAAATCCACAATCTATAGCAGAAGCACCACGCACAATGGCTGACAAGTTAAAGGCATTGTATGAAGTGCCTGCAACTGTAGCTAGTGGTATGGTTGCACAGCCTGTAGGCGCTGCTTATGGTGTTTATAAAGGCATGACAAGCCCTCAATATGGTACACAACAAGGTGTTCAGCAAGGGCAACAAGCAGGTGCAGAATTAGCCCAAAAACTACAATACCAACCTACATCACCTGTAAGTCAAGATGTATTACAAGGCGTTGGCGGTGCTATAGAAGCCGCTAAATTACCACCTTACATGGGTAATATTGGCATGATTCCTTCAATGGCTCAAGCTAGTCAAGTTGTGCGCCCATTAGCACAAGAAGTTGTACAAACTACCAAACCAGCAGTAAACACAATGGCACAAGCATTACGCAGAGAACCATCTATTGTAAAAACTGCCCCAAGCGCAGAACAATTAGCACAAACTTCTAAAAATTTGTTTACAAGCGCAAAAGAATCTGGTGTTGAATTAAACGCTAAAGACTTTGCTACAAACATGGCTGGCATTGGTAAAGAATTGCGTAATGAAGGTTATGACCCTAGGCTTTACCCTAAAATAGCAGTAGCTTTAGATGAAATGACACAAGCTGGAATTCCTAAAGATTTCAATGAGTTAAGCACTTTACGAAAGTTTATTCAAGGCGCGCAAAAAAGTTCAGAACCTGATGAAAGACGTTTGGCAACTATTCTTAAAGATGACTTTGATACCTATGTTTCTAACATTCCTGAATCATCTGTTGTTGGTGGTAGCAAAGAAGGTTTAAAGCAATGGAAAGAAGCTAGAGATACTTACGCAAAATTAAGCAAATCTGAAGTGTTTACCGATATGCTTGAAAACGCACAGCTTGATAAAAGCAAATTTAGTATGTCTGGTATTGAAAACTCATTAGCACAACAGTTGCGTCAACTGTCTAAAAATGACAAAAAAATGCGTTTATTTACACAAGAAGAACAAGAAGCTATTAAAAAAGCTGCGAAAGGTGGCGTTGGTCAAAATGCTTTAAGATTTGTTGGAAAATTTGCCCCAACAAGCGCAGTAAGCAGTATTCCAGCTTTGTTAGCTACTTCAGTTAGTGGCCCAATAGGATTAGCTGCAACAGCAGCTTCTATGGGTGCAAGAGTAGGTGCAACACAAATGAGAAAATCTGATGTTAATAAGTTAGCCGCATTAATGAGGGCTGGAGTAAAAGGAAAAGAAAATGAGTAGAAACGGTAGCGGTACATATACACTTCCTGCTGGTAATCCAGTAGTAACAGGCACAACTATAGCTAGTACATGGGCTAATAACACCCTTACAGACTTAGCTACTGCTATGACTGGTTCATTAGCATCTGACGGACAAACTACCGCTACTGGTAATCTTAAAATGGGTAATAACCGCATTACAGGGTTAGCTAATGGCACATTGTCTACTGATGCCGTAGCTTTAGGTCAATTAGGAACAATGGCTACACAAAACGCTAATAATGTAGCAATTACTGGTGGTACGATTAACGGTACTACCGTTGGCGCTACAACACCATCAACCGTTAAAGCAACTAGCGTGGCTGTAACTGGTGCAACTTCAGGAACTATATCCTTAGTAGCTACTGCCGTAGCCGGTACTAATACGCTTACTTTGCCAGCAACTACAGGAACGCTTGCTGTATATGCTGCGCCACAAGTAACTGTATATACAAGCAGTAGCGGAACTTATACAACACCTACTGGGGCTAAATGGCTTTATGTAAAAATGATTGGTGGAGGTGGTGGAGGTGAAGGTGCTGGAACAACTAGAGGTAATGGAGGAACAGGTGGTAATACAACATTTGGAGCCTCTCTTACAGCCAATGGTGGAACAGGAGGAAGCGATGCGTCTTCTATTTCTGGTGGTGCCGCAACAGGTGGAGATGTAAATATTACTGGTGGTTCAGGTGGTGGAGCTTCTAGTTCTTTAACAGCTTTTTACCCTGGCGGTGCTGGAGGAAACGGACCATTTGGTGGTGGCGGTCCATGTTCTGCAACAAATAATAATGGTATTGAAGGTGTTGCCAATACTGGTGGCGGGGGAAGTGGTGGCACATCTCAAGGTACATCAAGTTCGGCATCGGGAGCAGGAGGTGGTGCAGGAGGTTATTTAGAAAAAACTATTACATCATTAACATCTACATACGCTTATGCTGTTGGTGCTGGAGGAACAGCAGGTACAGGTAGTGGTGGTAGTTTTGCTAATGGTGCCGCTGGTGGTTCAGGTGTAATTATTATTACTGCATATTTTGGATAAGACTATGAACAAATACGCAATCATTCAAAACGGGTTAGTTATTAACTATATTGAGTATGAAACTCAACCTGACAATCCACCGCCTGCTTTCGAAGAAGGCACAATAGCTGTCTTAAATAACAGCGTTGGCGTTGGCTATACATATAGCAATGGTGTATTTACCGAACCAAAGCCATACGCTAGTTGGGTTCTTGTAAACAATAAATGGACTGCACCAGTAGAAAAACCAACTGACGATAAATTTTATTTTTGGGATGAAACAACAATTACTTGGAAAGAATTAGCATGAACTTTACATTTACTTGGATATTAGATAAATTTGGCTTTCAACCTAAAATTGAAACTTTTGATTTGCCTGTTAAAAAGCCTGCCGCTAAGAAACCTGCTGCCAAAAAAACAGTAGCTAAAAAAACTGTACGAAAGAAAGCATAATGCCTAGCCTAACCGACAAAGAAATAGAAGATATTGTTGAAAAAGTAACTGAAAGAGTTATTGAGAATGTCTATACCTCTGTTGGTAGGTCTGTAGTTACCAAGTTTTTTTGGTTTATTGGTGTTGCGGCAATAGGCGTTGTAACTTATTTAGCTGGCGTAGGCCACATTAAGGTGGGCTAATAATGTGGACTATGGAATATCAGAAGGCGTCAAAGGACTTACAGACAGCCTTGAAGCAAGCAGAACTGCAAGTAAGGGCTTATCTCAGTCTATTAGCAACATACAGCAAGATGGAGTGGATGTTGCCAGAGAAAAAGCCAAAGAAAGAAGATTTGCAGAAAGAGAAGCAGAATTAAAAAAAGAAAAGGCTTTAATAAAAGCCTTAGAGTCCTGGAAGCACAAAAAACAAATAAGTGACGAAGAAGCTAAATTAAAAATAGACTTTGTTAAAAAATACGGTGCAAAAGAATGGGAATCGGTGCTAAAGATTAAGCTAGACATTGAAAACATGGAAAGAAAATCAAACGAAGCATACCAACATGATTTAAAAGAAGTTAGGCGGGTACAGTTTTGGTGTTTTTTTATAGCGGCATTAATAGCTTGGTATTTAACTTGGGGCATTAAGGAGTAATTATGTTTGGCATAGATGACATTATTGGCGTAGGAATGAAGCTGGTTGACAAGCTAATTCCTGACCCTGCGGCTAAAGCACAAGCCCAATTAGACTTAGCTAAATTAGCCCAAGAAGGCAAATTAGCCGACATTCAAGCTGACATAAACGAAGCACAAGAATTAACTAAACGCTTACAAGCGGATATGTCTAGCGACTCTACGCTATCCAAAAACATTAGACCAATGACCCTTGTATTTATATTGGTTGTTTATTCTACTTTTGCCACTATGTCTGCATGGGATATTGAAGTAAACAACAATTATGTGGAATTGCTAGGTCAATGGGGCATGCTTATAATGTCATTTTACTTTGGCGGCAGAACCCTAGAAAAAATTATGGATATGAAAAAGAATGGCAAGTAACTTTAAAGAGTGTTTAGACCTTGTTTTACAATCAGAAGGTGGTTGGGTTAATCATCCGTCAGACCCAGGCGGTGAAACGAATTTAGGGGTCACCAAGCGTGTTTGGGAGGAGTATGTAGGTCATCCCGTAGAAAGCCTTAAAAAGCTAACCAAAGACGATGTAGCCCCTTTGTACGAACTTAAATACTGGAGGCCTTGTTATTGTGAAGTATTACCTAGGGGACTCGATTTTGTTACTTTTTCAATGGGAGTTAACGCAGGGCCAGGCAGAAGTGTTAAATTGCTTCAACAGTCTATTGGCTGCGTACCTGACGGAGTTATCGGCCCAAGAACAAGAGAACTTATTTCCGCCAGTAATAGCGCAAATCTTATCGCAAAATTCTCTGAAACTAGACGCGAATACTATAAGTCATTAAAGACCTTCCCTATCTTTGGCAAAGGTTGGATTGCTAGAGTAGACAGAGAAGAAACCGAAGCATTAGATATGGCTAAAAACGGCTAACGAATACGCATTACTTTAGCTTTTTTCATTACCATTTCGTATTCTTTTTTAGCCTGGTCATCTAGTTTGCGTAATGGCAATTCTTGGTAATACTTCCATTTGTTTAAATATTCTTGTTGTTCTGAAGGTGGAATCCAACCAGTTAATTTCCACCGTACTGTAATGTCTGTGCCAGTTGGCGTATAAATGTAATCGTTGTCCATTATTTACTCTCCATGTGAATTAAAACCACAATCACAATTACTATTGACCAAGCTATCATTCCGCTTAACGCCATTGCTGTTATAAATACAGTCATTTTTTACCCCTTTTTTTAACAGGTGTATCTATTGAATTTTTATAGTGTTCAACAGCTTTATTTAACATGTCTAAAATGCCGTACTGCACCAAAATAGATAGGCCATCTTTGTCAAAATGCACTAAAGCATCGGCTGAACCATCTTTATGTTCTTTTATAATTTCAACTTCAATTTGCATAAATTCCTCACATCTGCCGGTGCGTTTTTAGGAAGGTCGCTACAAGCAAAGACTTCTGTAGAAAGTTTGCTATGTGACCACATTAAGAATATAAGCATTATTAACAAAAATGCTGCTATAGACACTTTAAGCATACCTTTCCTCATAGCTTAACCAAGGTTTGCTTTGTAATTCATAGCCAAAAACATAAATAAAAGGGTTAAACCTTTCAATTTCCTTGCGTTTTTCTTCAATACTAAGGTGTTTAATGTCAAACATAATGGTGTTGTCATTTTTAAACATCTCAGTATTTTTAGACATTAAGTTAATTACTCTGTTCAACATTTTGGCCTTTCCTACGCCTTTTGCGTACATTACGAAGATAAGTTTGCATTGACTCCTCATTATTAGGGTCAAATACCATTTGAAACAGTTTCTCAGTAGGTTCATCTTGTTCCGCACAAACCCACCTTTCTTCATTGATATACCAAAGAAAGCGCCTACAGGCTAATTCTTCTGTAGCGCACTTTTCCTTGTATTGGCAATGTTGACATGGGTATGGTTCATTTTCAAGCCGCTTGTAGATGTCATTACGCATTAGTTAAATATTCTATAGCGTGGGTGGCAAGTTACTTCTACAGGAACATCGCTTGTAACGCCATTAATCTTGCGTTTGGCGGTGATTACAACTGGTCGTGTACCAGCAGACTCACATTCATTAATGCCAAGAATAACCTGGCTTCTGGTCATGTGAAAAGCCTGTTTGTCTGTTTCTAAGCTGACATTAGGCGTTTCAAAAGAACTGCAAGCTGCTAATGCCAATGGTGCTAATAGTAATAAATATTTCATAAGTTTCCCCTTATTTTTTGTTTTCTGCTAAAGCCTCAACCTGAGGCCAAACATCTAAATGATGTAACATTTCTGTTATGTTTTCATCCCCAATGTAAGCGTATTCTATTTCTCCGTCATACCCATACAGGTCAACTGAAGTATTGCCAATATAAACGCTAGAAATGTAATAACCGTCTTTTCCCATAAAATTCCCCTTTAAGTTAAACAGCCCAATCAGTTTCTTAAAGTTTCATGCAATTTAGTATTAGGATAAACCCTAAGTGTTGTATTTGTGCAAATGTATCAATGTATATACAAATGGGCTGTATTTGGCAGTTGCTACCAATGGGCGAGAAAGCCGCAAAATTACCCAATTACTGCATCCTACATTGACGGCTTAACGCCCAGAATTAGGTGAGGCGACAGAACACTCCGTGATGTGTATGGTTTGGCAAGGGGATAGCCAATCTGCCGCCTCAAAGTTTAGTTTAACCCAGTTTTTAATTTATAGACTTTTAACAAAGCTAAGAAAGCCTCATAGCCATCTTTAAGGTCTTGTTCTTTATGTTCGTATATCGCGACTTCATTTGTATCGCCATTAATGTACACATTTGCACACCTAGCTGATGGGGCTAAGACTTCTCTATAGGCTGCAAGCTGTAGTGTATTCTCATAATAGGGTGTTTGTTCACCAGGGCTTTTTATTGTTGTTTTGAAATCTAAAACTACCCCAGCAAAGTCAAAGCGTGGCTTGCAATAAAGGTCGCAGCGCCCACCATAGCCTTCTTGGTTGACCAAACTCTGTTCAGGAATCCAAAGCTGAGTGCCAAAATGGGCTTGTATGGCCTTGTCTACTACTTGGACATATGCTGGCATCTCTGGCATATATTCTTGGTTGTAAAACGCTTCCATGAAGTCATGTATAAGAGTTCCCCTAGCCATAGCATCTTGGGACTTTTTCTTAGCTAATTCAATAACGCGACTTAGGTAAGATTTTTCATCTTCCCCATCTAGGCAAGGATTAGCAAGGGTGGCAAGGATGGCTTCTTGCTGAAAGTAGGTTTGTAGGCCGTCTTTTGATAATTGTCCTGTAATAGTGCTGACACTTGGTACAAGCGTTCCTGGCGCAGCTTTTGCATCTCTAAGTGTAGTGTTGCGGATTTTTCCAGTTTTTTTACTGACAGATGTATATCTGGGTTCGCCTGTAATGGCGCAGTACCAATGTTGTGACATAAAATTCCCCTTATTTGCATTTAATTAAGTAATTCTAAAATTGCTTCACGGTCTGTATCATTTAAGCAACAATCAGCACAAGTCTGTATAACATCTTTAATAATAGTAGCTAGGTCATTAGCCTCAAATGCTATTAATTGCCTTTCTTCATCAACATTAAAATTCTCGTTAATTACTCGACATTTATCACCAATAACATCCTTGATATGACCTAGCATGGCTATCTCCTAAAAAGGTACATCGTCAAGATGTTTTGGCATTTCATCACCACCTTTAGGGGTAAAGCCTTTAGGTTGTTTTTCTTTGCCAATAGATACGCTAAAAAATTTGCCCTTTGTGCCTTCCTTAACCCACGCAGATAAATAACATTCACGCCCATTGACCATAATGCTGCCTGTATAGTCTGGGTGAGTTGGAGTTTCTTTGCGGTCATTGCGAAAAAGACTTCCTGAACCTTCTTTTGGGATGTACGCCATTTTAAATTTCCTTTGCTTTTACTACGGGTTTAGGTGTCGAAGCGGCATTACCGTCATCGTCTGCTTGCACTACTCCTACTATTGCTGCTAATGCGTATCTACGCATATAAGTTAAAGCTGACCCAGCGCCTTGTGCGTCAGGTTTAGTAACCGGCACAGACATCTCTTGACCAATCCATTCGCCAGAAGCATGGGAAAGAATTGTAGTTAATGACATACATCCGTCAATAAACTCGCCAGGGAACTGCATAACAGCGAGGCCGTTTTCAGCCAATAAACTGCGACAAGCATCCCACACAGACTCCAAATCAGCGTACTTACTTTTGAAAAAAGGATTAGCAGAGTCTTTAACAGCATAAGTTAGTTTCCCTTGTACGATTGATAACGCTTTAGCTAAGTTAGCAATGCTTTCTGATTGGTTCATTTTGCACCTCCAAAAATTGCGCCAAAGTCATTAAATAATTCTTTAAGCACTACATTGCGCTTTGGTTTGCCACAAGCCTGGCGTATGCAATCAACTTGTTCTTGGCTTAACTCACCGCCAAATTCCATGTCATCTAAAGCTGACTCTAAAAATTCTTCATGTTCTAACATCAGTTGGTTTAATTGACTCATTTAAGTTCCCCTTAAATTGCATAGCAAAATTGCTATATAAACACTTTAACACAAGTAAACAAAAAAAGTAAAGTCTATGCAATTAAACAACATTTAGTTTAAACTGCGTGAATGGATACAAAATTAAAACTCACAGATAGCGCAATTATTGACCTTCTTGGTGGTACTGCAAAGGTGGCAAGAATGTGCAAAGTAGACCCAGCTGCCGTTTCCAACTGGCGAATTAGGGGTATACCAAGCGATAAATTTATGCTTTTAGGCGCAAGAATAGAGGAAGCTAGTCATGGGTTAGTTACCAGACAAGACATCTTTCCTACTAATTTTTGGCTTATATGGCCTGAGTTGTTAAAAAACAACGCATTTGGTAAACAAGATGAAATTGAGTAATGTAACCATTTGCGCAATAGATTCAGTTCAGCCGGACAAAGCTAAAAAAGCCATAGAACGCAGTAAACGAAACATTCAATTTGGCAATGAATTGTTTATTGACCACATGAGTATTAACAGCCGCCAAGCGTATAGCAAATTTATCCTTCAAGAACTGCATAAATACATTCATACGGACTTTGTTTTAATTGTCCAATGGGATGGGTGGGTAATTGATGCAAACGCCTGGAAGCCCGAATTTTTAGACTATGACTACATAGGGGCAGTATGGCCTTGGCATCCTGAAGGGCTTAGGGTTGGCAATGGAGGGTTTTCCCTTAGAAGCAAGAAATTGCTTGAATTGACCGCCCAGCCTAAGTTTGTATACAAAG